ACTCGCCATCACCGCCGCAATCAGGGCAGACAACGTAATCATTGACCGTGGTATTGTTTGAAGAAGTCATCAGCTTTTACCTTTCCATCTGTTGCAAGAAATATACGCCGCATAGTTTCGGGCGTGGGGAACCGTTCATTTCTTATTAGACGAGAGACAGCGGAGACAGAAAGCCCAGACTTCTTGGCAAACCGCCGCATGCTAACCCTTTGTTCTCTAATGTAATCCTGTAAATACATGCAAACACCATATATCAGTGTTGACAGATTGTCTACAGGGTGGTAACACATACTAGAGAGACGGCGGCACTCCATTGATGGTTTGATGTTTGGGATTAGCATAAGACAGCTACCGTCTCTCACTTTTGGAGGGTCAAATGGAATACACAATACCGGACTACCGCAAGGAGTTTGGCTGTTATCACAACAGCGCATCAGGTGGTACGCAATCCACCTATGAAAACCTGTTCAAGCTATACATACGCAAAGAACACAAGATGCAGTTTCCTATGTCTGCTAGGCCAAGGGCAGGGCAGATAGTACAGCAAGGCTGCGACCATTTCTTTGGGCTGCATGATTACTCGCCCGTCAGAGGCCAGCAAGAGGGCTTGTCACTTGGCGAGGCAGTAAGACATGCCACGACAGAGTACATGCAGTACAAGCCAATCACATGGGATAACGGCAAAGACATGGAAGTCTTTGAGGCTTGCAAGGAAGTTATCCCTGAGATGATAGGCCATGCAGTGCAGGGTGTAGAGGAATACTTTGGCGAAAATGTAGAGATGGTGGGCGAATACCAGCGCGTATTCAAAGATGACAGGCTGGACATACCTACCATTATGTTTCTGGACTACGCCGATGACACAAGACAGATTGACCTAAAGTGCAGTCTGCCTGTAGCCAACCCACCCAAGAAGGATGGCACAAGAACTTGGCGCACACCCAAGCCAAAGACAGAACCCACCTGGAATCAGGTAGCGCAGCAAGCCGTGTACTGGAAAGGCACCGGCCTCAAACCAGCGTTGCTGTTTGTTACTGGCGAGGGCTACAACCTATGCACACCTGATAACTGCGACATGCTGAAGCCTGACGCATTAGAAGAAGCCTATGAAAGAATAGCGCAGCGTTGGCTGACTATCCAGAACCTTATGAAAGCAGCACATGGCAACTGGAAAACTTTGTTTGGTATGGTTGCACCTGACTTTGCAGAGATAGCCCAGCGGCATGGCCCAGAGATACTAGCCATTGCAAAGCAAACTTGGAGAGTCGAATGAGGGTGCCGACAAGGGATGAGATAGAAGCAGCGTTGAGAATACCAGCAGTCAATGACAAGACTGACGCTATGGGCAGGGTTATCAGAAAGAATAACTACACCCAGATGAAGGTAAACAAGCAGTTTAATAAGGCAGGCAAGCCGAAAGGGAAGGGTAAGTATGACTGAGGTAGAACAGGAACACGCGCAAGCAATCGACTTTACACAAGAGAGATTGAATCGCATTGAAAGAGACATGGCGCACATGCAGAAAGACTTGGATGAACTTAAGACTATGCTTGCGTCATTTATGAAAGCGATTACTGACTACAATGAGGAGGTGAATGACAATGACTGATTTAACACAGGCAATGACAGTCGTGGCTGATTACTACAAAGACCACGCTATCAAGCAAAAGGGCGGCAAGATGTATCTGCAAGTGGTGCATCGTGTCGAGGCGTTCCGGCGTGTGCTTGGCGCAGACTATGGCATTGACACCAAGATTATTGTGGATGATGGGCATCGCGTTGTCGTCAAAGCTATCGTTACAAACAAGGATGGCATCACTGTTGGGTCTGGTATGGCTGAAGAAATAAGAGGGCAAGGCCATGTCAACACAACTTCTGCCTTGGAAAATGCTGAGACATCTGCTATAGGACGGGCATTGGCAAGCCTTGGTTTGTCTGGCGGTGAGTACGCATCTGCTAATGAGATGGATGCAGTGCCGCGTAAGGCAGAGAATATCAAACAGAATCAGACGGTGGCTGTCGAGAAAAAAGACCCTCCAAGTCAAGCATCTCCGGCCCCGTCTGAACCACCCAAAGAAATGACCCGTGAAGAACTTGACGCGAAGCACGACCAGGGCGTGTGGCAAGATATGAAATCTCGCTTGCGTCAGATGAAGCATGTGAATAATGTTCATACTCTGTTTGAGTCTATGAAACCTAAGATACAAGAAATCAAACAACGTAATCCAGAAGCAGCACAGCACATTGTTCAGCTGTTCCTTGATGCTGAAGATAAACTAACAGCGGGAGAGTAAAGTGGAGGCTTTCAAACACAAAGACTTGAACGGGGCAATGTTTCCGTACAATAAAAAAGGCAACGATAAAAGCCCAGACATGAAGGGTTACATGACCCTTAGTGGGGAGACATACATTATTTCTGGGTGGAACAATAATACATCACAGGAAATACCTTACATAAGCGTAAAGCTATCTAAACTTATACCTATAAATGAAGAAGGAGAAGCCTAATGGCCTTGAGAAAAATCACTACCATTCGTTGCTTTGCGAATGACCCAGACAAAAAAGCAACCCATAGCAACTCAAACTGGAAGCCCTATGTGGGCAAGGAACCAGGCGATGTGGTTCTAAGCAAGGACACACGGCATCAAATCTCTGTCTTTGCAAATGAGGACGGTTCTATTGATGTAAGCATCAGTGAACGTATTGCAGAGGATTACACAAGCGGCGAAAGCATTGCTGCTAACGTAAGGCAGGGCGGCATGCGTAAGATTGCAGAGTCAATGGAAACACCAGCCGCGCCAAAGCCGCAGATTGCCCTTGATGATGAAGTGCCATTCTAATCTGGAAACTGCCTTCCATGCTTTAGACCATTGCAAGGACATACTCTTGGAACGGTCTAAGTATGGGGCGGTTGGTGATAACTTCCGGCAAATCAGTGAGATGGGGTCTATGATTACAGGCCACAAGATGAGTGCGACACAAGTTTGCGCGTTCATGGTTGCGTTAAAGCTGTCCAGGCTGTCGGCAAAGGATGAGTTTGGACTTAACTGTAATGATGTAGACTCATTCGTAGACATCATAGGCTACAGCGCAATCGCTTTAGAACTGCTGGAAGATGGCAAAGAAAAAGTTTGATTCACGGCAGATTGTTTGCGCCGTGTGCGGTTACAAACATTACATACAAAACGGTGGATGGGTAATGCTTGGGAGTAAGCAGCCCATCTGCTATTCGCTAAACAGGAGGGAATGTTATGAACAGATGCGAGTGTTGTGGGCAGCCAAAGCTAGGCAAGCCAATAAAGAAAAGAGGAAGGTGGACATTCTTAAAGAGTTTGAAAGTTGGTGAAGCACTTACATTTGATAACTGGCTTGAACATGAAAGGGCAAGGGATGCTGCGCGACACTACAACATCCCTTACAAATCATTCAAACACAGAGATGGTTCTGGCTATAGCCTAGTTATTTCTTCTTAACAATCCCACTTGCGTAGTGACTTGTTTATACGGCTATTCGGGTCACGCGCTGTCTTTTTGCTTGTCAGCTTCTTCTTCATGCCCTTCATCCTAGCGCAAAAACTTCTGCGTCTAGCTGCTGCCTTGGGTGATTTCTTTGCCTGCTTGCGAGACACAGGGGCTTTTAGATTCATGCCCTGGCGTTTGGCAGATGCACGGCCCTTGGCGTTCAAGCCACCTGACTTACTCTTGCCTGCCTTGCGCTGCCATGCTGGTGATTTAGCCATCTTTCTTCAACCCGTGGGTATACCCGTCTTTTTTGTTATATGTAAGCGACTCACCTCGACCGCCTTCAACGTAGCTACAATGTATCCAGCCAGAGTTACCGCCAGTATAACACTCAAGAATAAGCTGGTCATAGTCTAGGTTGTCCTCAATCCATTTAGCCAAGTCATAGTTATCTATGCCAGCTACCTCAAAGTCTGCCGCCTGACCCTTGGCATGTTGACTATCAATAGATGAACCTATCGCAATACATAACTCTGGGCTGCGGTATCCAGAAGAAACCATGAACGAACCAAACTCATCACGGATAGGCTGCAATATCTTTTCGCACAACAGTTCCATAGCCTCAATGTGGTGCAGTTCTGGGGTGTTGGGAATACCCTTGCGTTCCGCAGTCTGAGACTTGACCATTTCTTCCAATGAGAAGTTAGGTGACAGCGGGAAGGTCATTTCTTTTTCTTCTTTGCTGTCTTTGCTGATTGCTTAAAAGCCTTAGCTGTCGGCGCACCCTTGCTTCCAGGCTTGCGCATCTTCTCGCCAGAACCAGCAGCAATACGTTTCTTTTTTGCATGAATGTTTGCGTATAAACCTTTTTTCATTTTGTCAGCCCCTTTGATTTTTCATAGCTACGCATGCCGCCTAGCCCAAGCATGCCTAATAATACAGTCATTAGGCTATCCATGTCAAAAGATGGATAAGCCACAGCTTCTATACCCATGTATGCAGTAATAACATCGGCAGTTGGGAACACAAGAAAGTGTGCAAACAATGCTAGGCCACATGACCAGCCCACAAATGGACGCCAGCCAGCCACAAAAACATTTCTCGACTTGGCTTCTTCAGCATTGATAGCTAACTGACCCTTGGCTAGTTCTTGCGCGTGACGGTCAGCCATAGTAGCCAACTCATGCGCCAGCTTGTTCTTCTGGTCTTTGTCCTCAACAAATTTATCTAACAGCCCTGTTACCGGCCCTATCAATGCCTGTATCATTGTTTAGCCCTTACCATAAGTTTAAGTTTTTCTATCTCAATCTCTAAGTCATGCACCCTGGTCACAGTATCTTGGACGCTTTTAGGTGGTTCAAAGCTATCAATCCAACTATCATTTTCCTCGACTTCTTCCATTACAAGTTCAAGGTTGTGTTCAAGGAAGCTAATCCGTTCTGTCAGTCCAAAATAAACCCAAACACTGACCGCCGTGAAAGCAATCATGCTTATGAGGTTACGCAATGGAATGGTTATTTCGCTTGCCTCATTAAGTTTTGTAGCTGCTTGTTTCATTTCGACTCACTTCCGCACCATACAGCAAAAGCACCTGTAGCTGCGCCAACTATAGTGCTAACAAAAGCTGTCTGTTGAGTGGTAGCGTTAGCGCCAAGGGCCATGAACCAATCGCACACATTCCAGGCCATAATAGTAAATGCCAGCATCATTAGACGCGGTATGATTTTGTACTCTGTCAATGCCTTAGCCATTTCTGCGTCCTCTTACTGTTGCCAACGCTTTATTAAACGAGTGCAGTTCCGCTTTAGGCGCATCAAAAAGCTGAGGCGACATGCGCTTCGACTTTTGTTGCACCTGTTGAATGGGCAAGAACAACGCTTTACGTTGGCCCAGGCCGATACAGCATAAAATGTCATAGTCTCTCTCATTCGGTAAAACTTTATTCTTTTGTCCACTGCCAAACTGAAAGTGGTACACCGGATTTCTAGCAGCTTTTTCGCCAGATAGCTGCGCAGTCTTAACTTGTATCCTGATATATTCATCTTCTTTCCACGCTACTAGGTCAACTTTATCTTGCTGGCACATCGACACTCTCCAGCCCAATGATAACACAATTCCTGCTGCTAGGTATTCACCAATCAAGCCTGTGGTTGTCTGACTCATACTAAGCCTGTACCGCAACCCATATAATAAATAACAGTGCAGCGCCAGTTAGCAAAGTTGCAGTTAAAACAGCCAGCACTTCGATTATCTGGCGGCGCTTCTCTTGCTGCTTGTAAATAGCTTCCTGTCTCTGCTTCCTTATCCTGCCTTCCAGTTGTATCAAATCTGCCCAGGCTTGTGGCCCGTATGACATATTCAAAAAGTTCTTTAGTTCTTGTCGTTGTGCTTCCAGCTTTTTTTTAGCCGCGTAAGCTTGCAAAGATTCTTC